TATCTTTGTACTCTTCATCAGGCTCATTTGCATATGCTTCTTCTTTATCTTTTTTATCTTCTTTATCTTCCCCATCATCTTTTTCCATATCATGATCATCCATATCGTGATCCATGTCACCGTCTTTATCAAGTGACTTAATCATAACGTGATCTTTATCGTGGTCTTTTGGAAGATCCTTTTCTCCACCTGGCATATCGTCATTGTCGCCATCGAAGTCTGGAATTAATTTATTAATTGGCTTTGGCATTGGTGGCATGTCTGGGCCTTCTGGTCCGTCCATTGGTCCGTCCATTCCTGGAGATATAATTGATAAACTTGGCATCTCTGGTTTTTCAGGTTGGTTAATCATATCTGGATTAACCTTTGTCATTAATTTTAAAATATCATCAATTGCATCGCCTTCAGCACTGATGTTAACATTCATTCTTGCTTTGTCTTTAGGCTCTGCAGGTGGCTGCATATCCGGTGCCATCATTGGCGGCATCTCGTTCATTCCACATTCATCAGTGTTTTGATCTAAAGGTGCTGCTTCAGTCTTCGCTGTATCAATTTCCTGCATTTTGGATAATAGTTCATGAAAATCCATGTTAGTTACTCCCTACAGGACTTTTGACCCCTGCTTTGTCTTGTTTTAATTTTGGTGTATCTTGATAAACATCTGCTTTCAGTTTATCATGACCTAGTTCTTTTTTTCTTTCTTTTGCTTCTTTAGAAAGTTCTTTTAAGAATCCTTTATTGAAGTCGTCCCCGAAGTAATCTTTATGCTTTAATTTCATGCCATCTTTATATTCATTGTCATGTAATAATGCACCTTCGTAATCTGCTTTGCTACCCATAGTAATTTGATCTATTTCTGTTGGACTTGCACTGTTTCTAACTTTATAGTAACCGGCTTCGCAACATCCCATTTCAAAAATTTCTTTTTCAATTTCTGATGTAGTAATTGGATACTCAGTCATTACGTCAAATGTATGTACTTCCATGTTTTTCAACGTTGGAAAATCATGTGGTACTTCTGTAACCGGAGTAGTCTTTAGTTGTTCAAACTGCATAATGCCGCGATTATCAAGTCTTGCTTTTAAATCATTTGCAAAACTTTCTGGTAAATCGCCTGCAACTTTCACCTTAAAACTATAGGTTTTCTTTGCTTCTGATAGATATTCTTTGTACGTCTTCATGTAAGTATTTATTCCTTTTCGCTTAATTTCTTAATTAATTCATTGCGATCAAGCATTACATAACCCTTTCCATCAAGCACATCATTAGGATCTTCGGGTGAATCTTGGTCCAATTTAAATTTTTTCAACTGTAAATCAACTGCTTTAAGTTTTTTATCAACTTTAGCAGTTTTTGCATCAATGGCATTTTTAAGCATACTACTAGCAACTTCAAATATTCGTCCACTATAACGTACTTCTACGTTCATGCCTAAATCCATTAAATCGTCATACGCTTTTTCTGCTTTATCTGCAAGACTGTCTAAATCCTTTTCTTCTAAAGCATCTAGTTCGTTTATCTTAGGCAAATCACCTGTGATTTTAGTTACTTCTTTATAACTATCTTCAATACTTTTTATCTGTTGTGGTGTTACTTCAACAGGGACTGACTGCTCTGCTTGTTTCTGGGCAGTTTCTTTATCTTCCATATTAAACAGTTCTTCTAATTTCTTTGTCATACTATTACTTATCGTCTCTTGTTACCAGTGTGAAAAATATCTTCTTCATTTACGATGCGAAATCTAACACGCTTTTGTTTACACCAAGCACCTGCGGCTTCCCATTTTGCCATATTTTTAATATATTGCTCTTGGTTGAATCTACTTTTTCCAACACTTTCTCTCATAGTTTGATTTTTAGGTTTAACTTCTATAACTTCTGCTCTTTTCTTTCCGCCTTTTTCTAGATATACTACAAAAAAATCAGGCACGTAAATCGAGTACTTTCCTGTTAGTGGATCTCTATATGGTATTTTAATACTTTCACTTGCCCATGTTTCTACACCTGGATGTTCATCCAGCATTCTCATAAAAACAAACTCCCAACTACTTCTAGCAAGGGGTCTTTTTGTACCTACATATTTTGCAGGATTCTTCATTTCGAATCTTCCTTGTGCAAACTTAGGCATTATGGTACCACGTTACGTTGTTTTGTAATGTCTTCTGATGGATTTCTATAGCCTAGCGTAGATGTAGGCGGACGGTTGTTGTTAAGTATTTCAGATACTAACCCACTTATTTCTAATCCTTCTAATTTTTTCAAATCATCTAGTATAGAAAAAATTGGTGTGTTTTCAAGTTTTGCTTGTTTTAGAACACTCATTGAAATACTTGCTGCTGCTTCTTTTGAAAATCCTCTGCCTTCAAAAAAGCCTATAGTCGCATCAACTTCAGTTGCATTAAATTCTAACGGTGCAGTGCCGTATGTGTCAAAAAACAATTTTGTTTTTGCAGCACTGTCAGTAAGTGGTTTTGCTGGTAAATTAGTTTTTGGATTCATTATGTACCTCCAGTTTGATTACCAACAAACGATGAGCTATTAGTTATATTACTTGTTGATTTTTTTTGTGTTCCTTTTGTGATACCATTGTTAGGATCATTTTTATTAAACACGGCTCCAGTCACTCCACTTATTGTATTTGCTATTGCATTTGTTCCAACTGGGCTAGTAAGTATATTTGTTGCTTCTGATAGTAATCCTGCTTTGCTTAAACCTTTAGCACCTTTGTAAGTATTTACTGCTTTAATTGCAGTGCTTAAAAAGTTTCCTCCGGAACTAAATGCTGTACCATCCCCAACTGCTCCAAAGACTGATTCTAGTCCATCTAATACTCCGCCTGTTCCTAATAGGTTTCCTGTTCCGCCGCCGCCGACAGTTAAAGGCCCAGGTGTGTTATCATAATGTAATGTTGCAAACCCTTTAGGCGAACCTTCGCTTACTGTGCCTGCAGAGTAAACTACTGATTCATACTGCAAAGTCATTGTGCTTTCAGCAGGTTCTGAAGTTGCTGCATAATCTCTAGTACCATGTTGCCAACTTTTGATTTTAGGATTGACAAGTGTATAACCTATAAATCTTCTTCTACCCATCGTATACAAAGTTACACTTCTAAACAATGGCGAACTTACATCGTTATCTAATCCATATCTAAATTTATCAAATTCTGTACCCGTTGCTCTATAAGGATCTGTTTTATCACTATATGCTGAACTAGGTAAGTTTCTATCTCTAACATAGTAACCATAGTAGATTGCCCATAATGCATTTATAACACCTTGGTTATCATCATGAAATGTAAAACTTACATCTTCATAATTAATCATTTTGTAAACAATTCTTTTTCGATTATACTGATTATAAGTTTCTGTGTCAAAATTAAACTTTGGTAAGTCAGCAGTCTTTACTAGTAATCCTGTTTCATCAGCATGCTTTGCTGTAAAATTAGCAGCCTTGTGTGCAGATGGATCTAATTCAATTCTTAGATAATAATTAAATTTCGTCTTTGGTGCAAGACGCATATTATCATCAATAAACAATCTAGTAGCGTGTGTATAGTTCGCTACTCTACCTTTAGGATTTGTAATACCTGTGAATACGTCTGTTAGAAATCTTGTGAACTTATTTGCCATACTAGTATTTAGCCATAAAAAAAGCTCGGGGTTTTAAGCCCGAGCTTTCTAATATCAATACTAAAATTAGTATTAGCCTTGTGCTGCGCCAGCACCAGTAGTAGATTCGCCAAGCGTTCTTTCCACTGCTGCACCAATTCCAACACCAACGCCTTGCTCTCCTGCACCCCACTGTACCATGTTATCAAAACGTATAGTCAATGCTACTTGCATTGGCTCGTTGGTAGCGTAGTTTGCATCACCGTAGTCAGCGTTAGTTAAGAAACAGCCATACATGTTAGAAGTTTCTAACACGTTAACTCCAGCAGCATTGTTTCCATTGCCACCGTCTAATACTTCAACCTTAGTAGTAAATTTGTAATCAATACCTGATCTTGCAGATGCTTGTTCAACAAAGTCGAATTGTTTCTGAATCTGTTGACCAACAAGTTTCTGTACTTCTCCACTTGCATCGTCACGTAAGTTAAGAGTTAATGTTTCAAATGTATACTTACCTGCTAAGAATACTTTTGAGTTGTAAACGTCTAGCGTCATTTCTTCAAAACCAACTTTAGGTCTTGAAACATCAACTACTTGCTTTGTCAATTCAGTTGCAGAACTTACTCCAAATCCTAAAAGCGTCACTCTAAAGCGATACTTTAGTTTAGGCATCAAGAGCACTTGGTTGCCTGCGTCTGTCGGTACTGAAAAGTTATTTAATGATGTAATAGGCATGTCTTATATCTCCCCTGTGTTCTTGACACGCAACGGAATGTATATAAACTCAATAGCCTTAACAGGTTCAATAGCAATATCAACATAAAGTTCATTTCTATCTACCCTTGCCGGCGTATTGTTTGTTTCATCACATACTACTGCGAAATCGTAAATTGCTCTAAGACCAACTAGTTCAAGAAGTAAACTTTCAACTGCCTGTTTTACTTCATCTCTAGTAATCTTATCATTTGGTTCAAAGATATACGGACGAGCCAATTTATTAAGTTGACTACGCATGTATACAACTAAACGTGCTACGTTTATTCTATCTAGTGCAGAAGCGTTTCTTGCTCTAGTTTTCTGCCCGTAGTTTACTAATCCTACACCATTAAAGAATGTAATTGGATTAACTTTTAGATCATATAATGTATCTCTTTGTCCTTCGTTAAGTGCAACTGTTTGGAACTCGCCTGTGCCTGCATCAATAAATCCTACTGCTGTAGCATTTGAAATGCCGCCTCGTCTTGTTCCTGCTGGTGCAAACCATGGAAACGATACTTGATCGCTTAGTGCAATAGTTCTCATCATCATGTGTGATGCTGGAACAACTGCGTTTGAACCACCTAAGTCAGTTGTAAATCCATTTGGATAAAACGTTCCTAAGTATTCATCATATGTTACTAAGCCGTCATCGCCATTGTCTGTTACTAAGGAAGCATTAGTTCCCCAGTTAGTCAATGTAGTTGCATCTGCTGCTAATCTAAGTGGTGTATCACCAATAACAAACGCTGTTAAGCCTCTGTCAATGTTTAGATTAACTAGGTTGCTCATTAGCTCAGGATAACCTGGAGCAGCAATTATGTTAAAGTTACGTCTCTCTTCGTCACGTACCTGGCTGCTTGTATCAACTGCACTCTTCATTCTTTGTACAACAACTTTACGTTGTGCTTTTCTACCGAATGAACCTGATCCGTCTTCGTTGTTACCTGATTCAGTAACCCAACGGTCAGTTGCATAATCTGCCATTGCTTCGTCGCTGTTGAAGCGTTGGTTATCTGCTGTGATATCAATGTAGTTGTTAGCATAACGTTTAACGTTTCCGCCACTTCTACGTAGGTTCCATAAAAGCATACCCTGTGGATATAATGCAGGATCTGGAGCATCTGGATCTAAGAAATCTACTTTTTGTAAATCCTTAATTGTTGCTGCTGTGTTACCAGTAGCACCAGTTGAACCATAACGTGCATCACCAAACAATACACCATCTTCAGATGTTTGATCAGTTTTATCAACTAAAACCCATCTTTCTGAAACTGGTCCTGATTGGTCACCGTCATACTTGTAAATTGTTGGATAGTTTTCAATATCTGCTGTTGAAATCCAAAGGTCGCCTGTAACAGTTGTTCCTGCTACATACGGATTAGAAGCACTTACAGTTGGAACATATCCAACTCTATCGCTTGCTGCTTCAGTATATGGACTTGTTGCACTTCTGTAACCTACCCAAGTAGTACCATCGTGTATCATAATGTCCACATCTGAAAACTCTGGGTTGTACCAAAGTTGTCCGTCTGCTGGCTCTGCTTCTGGATTGTCTGAACTAGCATAAAAATCACTTGCTGAAAGTGGCTGCCAGTTTGAAGCAAGATATCTATTTTCAGCAGTTGAATCATCAGCACCTGGTGCTAATTGACCTGCGCCTGCTGTTAATGATGCGTCTGACAAGTTGTAGAAGTTAGCAGTACCTTCTGCTGTATCAATGTTATATGGTGTAAACAATGCACCAATAGCATCTCTTCCTACATCACGTAGTCTAATTTCACCGCCTGTTTTGTGTGAAATAGTAACTTCGTTGTTTGCTGTTACGCCTGCTTCAACATTTGTAAAGCCTGCTGCGTTAATAG